GCACCGGACGTGCTGGAACCGCTGGATTTTGAAGACACGTACAGCGAGGCGCTGGGCGTGTTCCGAGGGCACATGGGTCAGAACTGGACCGCCTCGCTGGAAAGCGATCCGGTGACCAAGCTGCTGGAGGTTGGCAGCTACATCAAGCTCGGTAACCGGGCACGTGTGAACGACGCGGCCAAGGCTCAGTTACTGGCCTACGCCACCGGCGCCGATCTGGATCACCTGGCCGCCAACGTCAACCTCAAGCGCCTGGTGATCCAAGCGGCGGATCCGCTGGCTGTGCCGCCGATTGCAGCGACCATGGAGTCTCATGATGCGTTGCGCGAGCGTGTACAACTGGCCTATGAGGGGCTGACCACGGCCGGCCCCCGCAACAGCTACATCCTCCACGCACGAAACGCCTCGGCGCTGGTCGCCGATGCCACGGCGGAAAGCCCGGCGCCGGCCTGCGTCGACGTTACGGTGCTGGGATTAGAGGGCGATGGCACGGCTGGTCCGGAGTTGTTGGCCTTGGTCGCTGTGGCTGTGAATGACGATGACGTGCGGCCGGTGGGCGACCGCGTCACCGTGCGGGGCGCCGAGATCCTGCGTTACCGGGTCGACGCCGTGCTGCACATGAAAGGGGCAGGCCCGGAGAACGACGCGGCGCTTACGGAGGCGATCCGTCGACTGGAAGCCTGGATCAATCCACGGCGCCGGCTGGGCGTCGAGGTGGCCCGGTCTGGCGTCGATGCCCAGCTGCATGTCGCCGGTGTCGCGCGGGTGGAACTGAAGGATTGGCAGGATCTGAAACCCACCAAGGGGCAGGCCGCGTACTGCACGGGTTACACCGTCGTGCTGGGAGGCTGACATGCGCAGTCTTTTGCCGCTCAACAGCACTCCCCTGGAACGGGGTATCGAGGCGACATTCGCCGAAACCACGTTGATTCCGTTGCGCACGTTGTACAACCCCGACACCTGTCCGGAGCACCTGCTGCCGCATCTGGCCTGGGCCTGGTCGGTCGACCGCTGGGATCCAGCCTGGTCGGAACCGGTCAAGCGTGCCGCCATTAAGGCATCGTTCTTCATCCACAAACACAAGGGCACCATCGGAGCCTTGCGCAGAGTCGTCGAACCGCTGGGCTATCTGATTGAGATCGTCGAGTGGTTCAACGCCGTGCCAGAAGGCGTGCCGGGCACCTTTGCTTTGAAGGTCGGGGTGCTGGATACCGGCATCACCGAGGAAATGTACCTCGAACTTGAACGCCTTATCGATGACGCCAAACCGGTCAGCCGCAAGTTGACGGGGCTGGCCATCAGCCTTGAAACGCAAGGCAACCTGAATGTGGGTGCATGCCTGTACGACGGCGACGAACTCGACATTTACCCGCCTGAAATGCAGGACATCAACGTCACCGGCAATTTCGGTGTGGTTGGGCGGGAACACTCCATTGATACCTTGGACATTTATTCATGATTGATGAGAATTCGAAGTTCTTCGCGATCCTCACGGACGTGGGTGCCGCCAAGCTGGCGAATGCCAACGTGCTTGGGGTTCCCTGGAACATTACACAGATGGGCCTGGGCGATGCGAACGGCACTGACCCCCAGCCCAGCGCCAAGCAAACCAAACTGATCAACGAGTGGCGTCGGCGGCCGCTGAATCAGCTACGCATTGATCCGGTCAATGCGGCAGTAATCATCGCCGAGCAGGTGATTCCAGCCGATGAGGGTGGCCGCTGGATTCGTGAGGTCGGACTGTATGACGCGGACGGCGATCTGGTCGCAGTGGCCAACTGCGCGCCGAGTTTCAAGCCAATTCTGTCGCAGGGCTCGGGACGTACGCAGGTGGTGCGGATGAACCTGATTGTTTCCAGTACCGCGCAGATCAGTCTCAAGATCGATCCGGCGGTGGTGCTGGCGACGCGTGAGTGGGTCGACTCACGCATTCTGGAGGAACTGAGCAAGCTCGACATCAAGCAGTCGGTGCGCGCAGCCACCACGGCCAATATCAACCTGGTTGGTTTGCAGGTGGTGGACGGCGTTTCGCTGAACCCCGGTGACCGGGTGCTGGTGAAGAACCAGACGTTGGCCAAGGACAATGGCCCATGGGTGGCGGCGGTAGGTGCTTGGGTGCGAGCCAAAGATGCGGACAACAACACCAAAGTAACGCCGAATCTGACGGTGGCGGTCGAGGTTGGCGCAACTCAGGCCGACACGATCTGGCAACTGGTGACGGACGGCCAGATTGTCGTGGGCACCACCGCGCTGACGTTCAAGGACATCACGGACGGTTTTGCCCGGTTGTTCTCGCCGACGTTCTCCGGCAATCCCACGGCCCCCACGCCGGCGCAGTTCGACAGCAGCAAGTCGCTGGCGACGACTGAATTTCTCAAGCGGCGCGGTATCGAGTTCTCGGGGTTCACGACCACCGATGCGAGCCTGTTGCTGTCGGCGGCGCACGTCGGTGGCCTTCACAGTTTCTCCGCCGCCGCACAGCTCACGGCGACCTTGCCACCGACAGCAGGTGTGGCGCAGGGAGCTACGATTACGCTGGTCAGCGCCGGCGCGGGCGGGTTGAAAATCGTGGGGTCGGGGACTGACGTAGTCTATACCTCGACCGGTGTGGCCGGCCCACTGTTGCTGGCTTTGGGCGACACAGCCGAATTCATCCGCCTGCAAGACCAGTGGCGACTAGTCGGCGGTTCGGCGCTGTTGCGTTTTGCTGGCACGATGAGCGGCGCGCACTTCACCACGCAACCGCAGTTCGATAACGGCAAGGCGCTGGCCACAACGGAGTTTGCGCAGCGGGCGCAGGGGAACTTTGCCGGACGTGTCGATATCGGGGCGCTGCCCGCTTCACTCACTGCCTCGGCCGCCGGCTGCCGTATTGTGCTAGCGGCTTCAGGGACGCTGACCCTGCCGCCTGTTGCGTCGGTGCCCACCGGCACCAATTTCTTTCTGTTCAACACGACGCCGGGTGTGGTCACCATTGCTCGGCAGGGTACGGACTTAATTAGCGCGATGTCCGTCAATTCCATGACTTCTGTGACTCTGCAATCGCTTTCTACCATCGTGATTACGGCGGGTAACGGGCAGTGGGTCGTTGAAGACGGTATGTCTGCCCTGAAGTATGCGCCCGAGTTCGCCAGCTTTTGGGGAGGCAGCGGTTATCACCGACTGCCCTCGGGAGCGATTGAGCAATGGGGGTCAGGTGTTACGGATGCTAACGGGTACGTTTATGTCACGTTCCCTATTCCGTTCCCTAACGCGCCGCGCAACATTACGCCAATGCATGTCGGGTCATTGTGTTTGATGCACGCGGTTATGGGGGCGGGTCTGGGTGCGGCCGGCTGTACGTTGCGCGTACAAAATCAGTCGGGTGCGTCTCAGGCTGGATGGACGGTTTGGTGGCGAGCAGTGGGGAACTAAATATGAGCAAGATTGTTTTTTTCAGTCCGTCCATCTGTGGGGCTTATCGCCCCGAGGTTCACGGCGCCGACATGCCGGCGGACGTGGTCGAGGTGTCGGAAAGTGTTTGGCAGGCGCTGCTCGATGAGTTGTCGGTCAGCCCCAAGAAAATGTCGTCACGACCCGATGGTCAGCCGGTGCTGATCGATCCGCCGCCGCTCGACACTGACGAATTAGCGGCTGTCGAGCGGGCTTGGCGTGACGCGCAGTTGGCCCTGACTGATCCGTTGGTTTCTCGCCACCGCGACGAGGTTGAGGAGGGCGGCGCGACCTCAATCACGGCCGACCAATACACGGAGTTGCAGGTCTACCGCCGGCAGTTGCGCGACTGGCCGCAAGGCGAGCAGTTCCCACTCGCGGAACACCGTCCGCCGGCGCCGACTTGGTTGGCAATGGAAACGACCTGAACGCCCCGCAATGACGGGGCGTTTTTCATTCCGCCTCACGCTACATCAACACCTCAAGCCTCGCAGACAAGCGGGGCTTTTTCGTTTCTGGAGAACGAGCCTTATGAGTTTCTTTCACGGCGTCACGACCACAGCGGTCGACACCGGCGCGCGCACCATCACGCTGCCGTCTTCCTCGATCATCGGTTTGTGCGACACCTTCACGCCGGGTGTGTTGGGCGGCGGCACTGCCAAGGCTGGGGAACTGAAGCTGATCACCACCGAGCGCGAGGCCATTGCAGCGTTCGGCGCGGAATCGGCAATGACCCGAGCCTGCCAGGCGATTTACAAAAAAGCCAAGGCGGTAATCGTCGCCATCGGCGTGCCGAAGATGGACGATCCGGCGCTGCAGACATCGGCCATCATCGGCGGCGTGTTGGCCTCGGGTCAGCGGACCGGCTTGCAGGCGCTGCTCGATGGCAAAAGCCTGTTCAATGCTCAGCCGCGATTGCTGATCGCCCCCGGTCATTCGGCCACGCAGGCGGTGGCTACTGCCATCGACAGCCTGGCGCAGAAGCTGCGTGCCATCGGCATCATCGACGGGCCGGGCACCACCGACGAGGCGGCCATGGGCTACGCCGACAATTTCGGCAGCCGCAACCTGTACATGGTTGACCCCGGTGTGCAGTTCTGGGACACCGGAGAAAGCAAGACCGTGGATGCGCCGGGTTCTGCATGGACCGCCGGCCTGTTTGCGTGGACGGATGCGACCTACGGCTTCTGGGCCTCGCCGTCGAACAAAGAGTTCACCGGCATCACCGGCACCACCCGCGCGGTCGAGTACCTGGACGGCGACGAGACCTGTCGGGCCAACCAGCTCAACAACGCCAATATCACCACGATCATTC